CCCCGTAAATCAGTCTGGCAGGACCGCCCAGTCCTCGGCCAGCATGTCCGTCTGGCTGGCCAGCCACGGCACGCGAGCACCAGGCGTCGGCGAGATACGATCAGTCGGATAGCACAGGAACACGTAGGGCAGGGTCATCTTGCTGTTGCGGTCTGGCCGTTGCAACTCCAGCCACATACCTTTGCCGTTCCAGCCGTGGCGCGTGACCTTGCTGCCACGTTTGAGGTGTTCAAGCGCATTGCCAAAAGATCGGTTTGCCGGGATGTCGATCTCGGTTCGGATGGTGCACACTGACTCGGTGACTCCGCAGGCATTGCTGCTGTCGCACGCCGCGCGGGCTACCTGTTCCTTGAGGTTTTGCTGGCCGATGCCGATTGCGTGTTCGTTCTGGTACATAGTGAAAATCTCCTGTGGAGTGGTTGAGGAAATTGGGTCGGGGGCCAGGGTGCGGCATACCTGGGACTTTCTTACGGTGCGACCGGCTTGCGTCACTTCCCCCAGAAACTTGTCAGGCGGCGGCCTTCATCTGGTACGTAATCATGGCTTCAACCTCAGCAATTTGGCCAGGAACGCATCGATCTCCTGGTCGCCTGTCATATCAACCGCTCCAGTTTGTTCAGGGCGATACCAGTCTCAATGCACCGATTGGCATACGCCTTGGTTCTGTGCCAATCGGCGCTGCCAGTCTCACATTTGCGGTTTTCAGCATCAAGGTCGGCGCGGTACAGGCCGAGTAATGCGCGCGCTTCGTCGATTGCCTTGCTCATGTCCACCGTGTCTTCAACCGGCTTGCCGCTTGCCGACATTTGCGCATGCTCTATCGCATTTCGGGCTGCAATCGTTGGGCCGGCCTCGATCGTCACACGCATGTCTGTGCCGTGCATCAGGATAGGAAGCCTGACTTCTCTTGCGTCTTGGCCTTGCTTTTGAAACACGTCGCGGGTGCTATCTACGATTTGTTTGGCAGCCGCATAAAGTATGTGGATCGGACCGTCTTTCGGTGTTTTGACTTTCATATTCATTCCTATATGGTGGGGCGGTCAGGCTGCGTTCACTGCGACGTACTGATTCGGCGAAGCCTGTCCTTTGAACGGTGCAACCTCGTAAGGTCCACGGATTCCGCCATGTGACTCGCCCCGTAAATCAAAATGGGATGTCGTCGTCCATATCGTCGAAGCCCGAGCCGGTCGGCGCCGGCTTGGGCTTCGGTGGTGGAGGCGGCGCTTCCTGGCGCTGCGGCGCCGGCCCGGCGAATGCGATCTCTGCAACGCGACCAATCAGCTTCACTCCGGTCGTCTGGTCGGACTTCGTGAACTGCTCGATGTGGACATCCTGCAGCGTCACCATGACGCCCTGGCCCTTGACCATGTACTGCGCCAGCGACTCGGCGCGCTTGCCCCACAACGCGCCTTCGACCCACTGCGTAGGCTGCTTTCCATCCTCGCCCTTGCGACCATAGTTGAAGGCCAGCGACAGGCTGCAGACAGCCTCGCCTCCTGCGGTCCTGCGCAGTTCTGCATCGCGGCCGATCTTGGCCAGTCCGTACATCGTGGTCATGCTGATACCTTTTCTTTGTTGGCGGCTGCGGCTTTGCGCAGTGCGGATTCATACTGGCGTACCGTCATGGCGAAAGCCATCAAGTCCGCTTCCAACTTCTCAATGGCATTCTCGTCACGCTCGATGCGTCGTATCACCATCTGCAAGCCAAGGCTTTCCATATCAGGCGCCCACAGGACCAGATCAACCCACTTGCGGCCCAGGAGCCACAGATACCCGTTGCACTGGTCGGCGTAGTAGCTGATGTCACCATCGGCCACTGCGGTAAACAGTGTGTCGCTGCTGACCATGGTTTTCACTTCCAGCACGCCATCATCATTGATCAGGCTGTCAGGACTTAGGCCAAACATGCCGTCCTCGGTCTTGAAGAATCCGACAGGCTCTGCCAGGTATCCGGTCTTTGCCTCATATGCCTGGATGGCAAATTTTTCCTGCTCGCTGCCAAATCGCATGGCGGCGTTCTGAAACACCTTTTCAGCGGTCCCGCCGCACCGCTCGCGGGCGACGTCCTTCGCGTAGAGAATCGCCTTCGATGACGGGTTGCCGTTTTTCAGGCGGTCGCGTGCATCGCGGAACTTGGATCCGGTGATGCAGCCTTTTCTGGAATCCAGCCACTCTTGCGAGCCCTGTTCAAAGTTGTAGTGAATCAATTTGTTCTCCTTGAGCTTCTGAAAAGTTCCGATATGTATTGACGCGTTACACCGTATTGCTCTGCAAGTTGCTGCGGAAGCCCAATTCGGACCCGCTGCACGCCTGGCGGCTTGTGCGCTCGAATGGCATTGACCTGTTCATCGGTCAACTTCGCATTCCAATATTTCTCGCCGTAGACGTGCCGCTTCTTGCTTACTTTGTCGGCGTTGTTGTCTTGTCGGGTGCCGACAAACAAATGGGCCGGGTTGCAGCATGGCGGGTTGTCGCATCGGTGGCATGACTCCATTCCTGGCGGGACTTCGACTCCCGAAAGAATCAATGCGATCCGGTTCGCCGGCTGATGTCGCCCGTCCATCCAGAATGCTCCATAGGCGCTATCTTTGCTTCGTGGCGCAGCCATCCAAGGCCAGCATTCATCCGGCCCTTTCTTGTCGACTTTTGACCAAAACCTATCCTCAAGTGTTGGGGCTTTCGCGGCTCGCGCAGCACGCGCCAACTTGGCTGCATCGGCTCTATTCATGATTGCGATTCCTCCATGGTGCGCTGCAGTTCATCGAACTTGGTGTTGAGCTCGGCCTTTTGGGCGGCGTCGTCAATGGCGTTGATCCAGTCGGCGGCGACCATCAGGGCGTCAAGGTTTTTGGCGGCCAGCATCTTTTCCATGACGGTGGCAAAGGTGATCTCGCCTGGGGCGTCAGTAGCCGGCTTGTTCTCGACCGTGTTGGCGTCCTTGATGGCCAGGCGACGGGCGATGACCTCGTCCTTGAGTCGCTGATAGTCGCCTTGCTGTTTGGCGAATTTCGGAGCGTTGTCTTTCCAGAACTTCGCCGCGGCCTCGTCGGTCTTGAGGGCGGCAACTTCCTTGATGACTGGCTCGACGTCGACCCGGTCCTCTTCCACCACTTCGGCGACGCCCATGTCCCGCGGTGGGCGTGATTCCTCCAGTTCGTCGCGGGTATAGACACCCAGCAGGACGTCAGGGCAGTGCAGGCGGGTCCAACGCTTGACCGCCAGGTAGGCGATCTGCTGGCGCGGATCGTCGGCCCACAGCGGCGAGTTGCGCACCCGGCATTGCACCAATTGCAGGACCAATTCGCGTGGCTGATCCTCGCCCTTCATGGTTGCCCAGACCTTGACCCCAAGGCCGGCTTCGTCCTTGATGTTCCATGCAGGCACACGGTACTTCAGCGGCTTGCCGGTGTCTTCGTCGACCTTCTTTTTCGACTCGCGTTCTTCAAACTTGCCCATGATCTTGTCCCAGTCGCCGAACCACTCGTAATTGATCCGGTCCTTTGTCGGCGCCATCGAATTGACAACCGAGTTGACAAGCTGGGCTTCGTATCCAAGGATGCCGTTGACCAGGTGTGTCTTCTGCGCCACGGCGAACGGGTTCATGCCCCATTGCGTGGCTTGCATCACGACGGCCAGGCAGTCGCCGGCATTCTTCTGCAAGTGGCGCGGCACCGTGGCGATTCCCTTGGCCATGATTTCGGCGATGGCCATCATGTTCTTCAGGTGGCCAGGATCGAGGATCAGAGCGGTGCTGCCGGGCGAGTTCATGAGCGGTGCGGTATGTTCGCCGGCCGCCACGATGGCGCGAGATTCGGTGTTGGTGGTGGTGTTCATCTCGTTCTTTCAGAATGCCGACTCAAGGACGATCCACTCGTCGACTTCGGCCAGCCGGTTCAGGGCTTCGTTGAAGGGGATGCCGAACTTGTCGGCAACAGCGGTTGCAGCGCAGGCGATCACGTCGGCGTCCGATGGCTCTTGCGAGCCGGTCAGATCGTCGCCACCGTCTGCCTGCATGAATGGGTCGGTGTCGGCGGCGGCCAGCGGCGCCGGCGCGGTGACTTCGACCTTCTCGGGATCAATCTCGGTCACGACGGTTTCCAGCGCCTTCGTTTCGGCTGCGCGGCGGTCGGCTTCGGCTTGCATGGTTGCGCGAAATGCCGCCTGCTCGGCTTCGAATGCTGCGCGCTCGTCGGCCAGGCGCTTTGCCTCGGCCTCGCGTGCTGCCTGGGCCTTGGCTTCCTGCTGCGCGCGCTCCTGGGCAGCAATGCGTTCGGCCTCGGCAACTTCCTTGCGCTGGCGCTCGATGTCGGCACGCTCGGCGGCCAGGCGGGCGGCTTCGGCCTCCTGCTCGGCCTTGATGCGGGCTCGTTCATCTTCTTCGAGTCGTTTGGTCACGCAGATTTCTCGCATGCGCTCAATCGTTGCAGCGCGCACGGCCTGGGCTTCCTCCAGAAACTCGTCGAAATGCTCCAGAACCTGCATGTTCATCTTGTCGATCAGCGAGTGCACCATGGCCGACGTGCGGCACTGCAGCGCCAGGTTGCCGGCCTCGCGGATGTCGGCAATGCGCAGGTGAATCTGCTCGATGCGCAGCC